AAGAGGATGCTATGGTAACTCCTTTTACTGAAGATTATGATGAGGTGTATTGATGAACTTTAAAGACACCATAAAACTCTCTAAGGTTGCTTTAAGACAACCTTGGTTGTATGATGAACAAGAACTCAAGTACATGAGAAAAGCAAAAAAGATTGCTCAAAAAGCACTCAAATTTAAACACATGAAAGGGGAACAGGATGACGTCGAAAGTTAAACTTATTTCTATTACTCCAGATGCAGAACAAACAATGGCATATATTGCTAGGGTTTCTAATCCAGCAAATCAAGATAATGAAAACTATGCAGGCTTGCTACGTTATTGTATTAAGCACAATCATTGGTCTGTTTTTGAGCAGTCTACTATGACTCTTGAAATTGAAACTACTCGTGGTATTGCAGCACAGATTCTGCGTCACAGAAGTTTCACTTTCCAAGAGTTCTCCCAAAGATATGCAGACTCTTCTTTGATCTCTGAGTACATTCCTGTACCTGATCTGCGTCGTCAGGACACCAAGAATCGTCAAAACTCAATTGATAATTTTCCTGAGTATGAGAAACTGACTCTGCAGGGAAAGATTCAAGACCACTTTGCCCATTCAATGCAACTCTATAAAGAACTTCTTGCTCATGGTGTAGCAAAAGAATGTGCAAGGTTTGTGCTGCCTTTGGCAACTCCAACAAGAATTTACATGACAGGATCATGCAGGTCATGGATCCATTATATCAATTTGAGAACTGCTAATGGAACTCAAAAGGAACACATGGACATTGCTGAGGCATGTAAGTGTGTATTCATTTGTCAGTTTCCTTCAGTTGCAGAAGCACTTGAGTGGAAAGGTAATGATTGCCCAGAGTGTGTAGATGCTCCATCCATTACTATAGAATAAATATTGTTACATTATTAAGAATCTATGGCAATTTATCCTGTTATCCATGTAGAAACTGGGGAAAAGAAAGAAGTAGAGATGAGTGTCCATGACATTCAACAGTGGTATAATGACAATCCTGAATGGAAAAGAGATTGGTCAGAAGGATGTGCAAGTCCTGGAGAAACTGGTGATTGGAGAAACAAATTAATTTCCAAGAATCCTGGTTGGAATGACGTCCTAGCAAAAGCATCAAAAGCCCCTGGTTCACGTGTAAAGAAAATCTAATGGCAAGAAAAAGAAGAGGCAATGATTTGCAGCCAATTGGAATTGGCATGACTGCAAAGCAAATGAAAAGAAGAAAACCAATTAACAATGATCTTCTTTTAGACATTACTCCAGTAACAGAAAATCAATCAAAACTATTTGAGGCATACAATTCAGACAAACATCTGTTTGTCTATGGTTGTGCTGGTACTGGTAAAACTTTCTGTGCTTTATATCTGGCACTGAAGGATGTGTTGAATGAGATTACTCCATACCAAAAGATTGTTGTTGTAAGATCTTTGGTTGCTACAAGAGAGATTGGTTTCCTTCCTGGTGACCATGATGATAAGTCTGCTCTCTATCAGATTCCATACAAGAACATGGTTAAGTACATGTTTGAGATGCCAACTGATGCAGAGTTTGAAATGCTTTATGGTAATCTAAAGTCACAGGAAACTATTACATTCTGGAGCACTTCTTTTATTAGAGGAACAACTCTGGATAACTCCATTATTATTGTGGATGAATGTCAAAACTTGAACTTCCATGAACTTGATAGTATAATTACAAGGGTTGGTGACAATTCCAGAATCATGTTCTGTGGTGATGCCACCCAATCAGACCTTACAAAGACTAATGAAAGAAATGGAATCATGGATTTCATGAAGATCATTAATAGAATGCCAGAGTTTGAGACTATTGAATTTGGCATTGAAGACATTGTTAGATCTGGTCTAGTTAAATCTTACATTGTTAATAAATTGGCAGCAGGTTTTTAATGTTCAATCATGTTGATATTAGTCTCCCTCAATTAGAGAGGGAGACCATTGATGGTGTAAGATACTATAAGGTTCCTGATGGAGACGAACTGATGAAGTTAGTCTCCATTACTTCTGTTACTAGTCACCACAATAGACATATCTTTGAGCAGTGGAGACGCAGAGTAGGAGAGGAAGAAGCAAATAGAGTTAACAAACAAGCAACTAGACGTGGTACTGAAATGCACACTCTGTGCGAACAGCATCTTAAAAATCTAGATTGTAATAGTAATGTTAATCCTATGTCTGAAATGTTATTTCAGATTATGTGTAAGGAACTAGAAAAGATAAATAATATCTATGCACTTGAATCTTCATTATACAGTAAGCAGTTAGGTATAGCAGGAACAGTTGACTGCATTGCTGAATATAATGGTGAACTGGCAATCATAGATTTTAAAACCTCAAAAAAAGCAAAACCTAGGGAATGGATTGAACATTACTTTGTTCAGGCAGCAGCTTATGCTTGCATGTTCTATGAACTGACTGATATTCCTGTTAAAAAACTTGTCATTCTTATGGCATGTGAAGATGGTGATTGTGTTGTTTATGAAGAGTATGATAAAATGAAATACATTAAACTTCTCTCACAATATGTTAAAGATTTCATAGAGTTTAAACTAAAGGAATATGGAAAGTAAATTAAAGTCAGCATTAGAATCAAAGTTTTTGTGTCAAGCAAAGTTTTCTCAAATCATTGAGGAACTTGTCAAAGTCAACAAGGACATGAATTACATTGATGCAATTATTCATTATTGCGATCAAAACAATATTGAAGTAGAATCTGTTGGTAAGTTAGTCAGCAAACCACTCAAAGAAAAACTTAAGTGTGATGCTATTAATTTAAATTTTTTAAAAAGAACCTCTAGGGCAAAACTTTTACTATGACTCCTTTTGATGCTTACAAGCAATACCTTGCATTAAAAAATCATTTCAGTAAAGAGAAATATGATTATCACAAATATGCAGGTAAGTCTAGAGCATCAGTAGAATCATTCAACAAAAGAAAAGACAAGTATTGGTTTGAAAAACTTAGCAGACAAAAGAGCGATGAGGAGATTAAAAACTTCTACATCGCTAATTTTGTAGAAGCAGATGATCCCAACAGTCTGTGGATTGGTAATGTTATCAGAGCAGGAGATATCTATTACAAGGAGTGGACTAAAAGGCAGCAAAGTTTGCAGTATCTTTTCACACAAGAAACTCAAACTTTATTCTCTGAGTATACTTTAGACCAAGCATTTGATTGCTCTAAGGGTCATCCACCTGTATTAAAAAAATTCCTGAGTGGGAATATTTCACCTGAAACACTAGTGATCTATGATAGAATATTCCTGATCAGGAATAACTTTGACAAGAAACTTTTAGATCCTATTTGGGAATCTGTGTCTTTAAAAATAAAGAAGTACACACCATTTCTAAATATCGATGTGTTCAGGTATAAGAAGATTTTAAAGGACACAATTATAGGAGATTAATATGTCATTCTTTAATTCAGAAATGGTCCAGAAAGAAATGGACGAGATTGCAGAAATTCAAAGAAAGATTGTTAAAGAGATCCCATCTTTTTTTGATATGGATGTAGATGAAAAACTAGCACACATTAATCTTCTTGATGATCTGCTGGAGAAGCAACAAATTCTTTATACCAGACTGTCTCTTTCTGATGATCCTGATGCAGTTAAAATGAAGGAGCAGATGGTAGAGTCTGCAAAGATCTTAGGGTTTGGTCCATCCCCTGATATCTCCATGGTTTTCTCCTCTATGAGGCAAACCATTGATGGACTCAGAAAGACTGCTCTGAGAGGCAGATAAATAGCATTGACAGGGGATCCTGCCCATGGTAGGATAGTCCTCTGATCCTAATCAGATCAATCCAATTAATCCGAGGTAATCCAAATGGCATTTGCCGATCTTAAAAAACAATCCAAGCTTGGTTCTCTGACTTCTAAACTGGTACAAGAAGTAGAGAAGATGAATACTTCAAGTGGTTCCACTGATGATCGTCTGTGGAAACCTGAAGTGGACAAAGCAGGTAATGGATTTGCAGTTATCAGATTCCTTCCTGCCCCTGAAGGTGAAGAACTTCCTTGGGCAAAAGTGTACAACCATGCCTTCCAAGGAACTGGTGGTTGGTTCATTGATAACTGTCTCACCACCATTGGTCAGCAGTGCCCAGTGTGTGAAGCAAATCGTGAACTGTGGAACACTGGCAGCAAAGCAAACCAAGAAATTGTTCGTCAAAGGAAGCGTAAACTTTCTTACTACAGCAACATCTATGTTGTGAGTGACAAGGCACACCCTGAGAATGAAGGTAAGGTGTTCCTGTTCAAGTATGGCAAGAAGATCTTTGATAAGATCTCTGCTGCAATGCAACCTGAGTTTGATGATGAGACTCCCATTGATCCTTTTGACTTCTGGAATGGTGCTAACTTCAAAGTGAAGATCACCAAGAAAGATGGTTACTGGAACTATGACAAGTCTGAGTTTGAATCAACCTCTGTGCTTGGTGACTTTGATGATGATGTGCTTGAAGCAATCTGGAAGAAGTCTTACTCTCTGCAAGAGTTTGTCAAACCAGAAACCTTTAAGTCCTATGAGCAACTTGATGCTCGCCTAAAAGCAGTCCTTGGCAAGAAAGTTGCTCCTAAGCAGGATGAATCATTTGATGATGAGGATGAGGATCGTGGTCCTGTTCCTACAAATGAAGAAGTCCTGCAGGGAAAGTATGGTGGAACTCAAAAACAAAGTCATTCATCCTCTTCTGATGATGAGGAAGATGATGCTCTGAGTTACTTCCAGAGACTAGCTGAAGAATGATTATCTTGGGGAGATGACTCTTAGTTCATCTCCCCTTTTAGTTTTCTTATCCACATACTGAGATGAGAATCCATAGTTCATGATTTCATCTAAATCATCAATGATTGTTTGTAGGTATCTTGATTTTAGTACATAGATATTTCTCTTCTCTTCATTTTTAGCAATCTCATACTCATAAACACTAACTGATTTGACTGGATTAATTGTGTATGGTTTTCCTTGTCTTATTATAATCTGTTCATCCATATCAAATCTGACTAAGTTAGAATCAAATCTAGTTGTAGATGAATCAAAGGTATATGGTT